TGTTGATCACTGGCAGACTTCCGTATTTCTTCGGGTGGCAAGTCCTCATTACGAGACGAGAATCTTTTAACGAATCGATCATCTGAAAGTAATTTTGCTGGATCAGGAACATCTACCTGCAAAATTACATAATGAAAATCATCGTCTTTTTTTGCCTGTCGTTTGCCGTAAAACTCGGCACTTTTTTCAGTCGTCGCCAAATAGATGTTATGTTCGCTATAACCAGACACCAAATCGTTATAGGTGTCACCAGTATTGCCGGGGCGTAGTCCTGCCCCTTCGATGATTTTCCATCGTTCCAAAGAAGTGCCATGGAACATTGTGATCGGCTGTTGAGCCAATATTTTATCGGTAGGATCATCTGCAAGTAAAATATCACCAACCGTCTTGGGAATATTTTTAGGAGCACCCTTAATAAGAAACTCCTTTGTTACGCCAAACCGTTTGAGATCACGCAACACTTTTTGAAGTGTCTTGATATCAGGTATTGAACGCATTTTAAGACTGGTACCGAAGTATGCCTTACCAATGGTTACCGTTTTGTTATTAAGTTGCACCAATCCGTTCAACTGATTCCATACTTCAGATGGCACAGAAACGCCAGCAACTTTTGCTGAATATTGCTCGTTTTCTTCGCTATGTAAAACGAGAACACCATCATAATAATGAAAGAAAAAACCATCAGATGGCTTGATATAATGATATTTCCCGCTTCCAAACGGTTTTTCGTCGGATTCTTCGTGGCGAGCGTCGATGACTTCTTTAGCCTCGGTGATCAATTCAACATAGCGCATTTGATCGGCTTCTTAATCTATCGTTTTGATAGCGATTAAACCACGTTTAGTTGGTTCCCACCAATCGGGATTAGCGGTGAAAACAATATAGTCCGCAGCCTTAGCCCTTTCAAAATTGGTTCTAAGACCAAGCTTTTCAGCATCTTCCAACTGAAACATTTTTCCGTCAAATTCAGCCCCAGCTTTCGTCAGTAGGCGGTGCAATGACACTGCCGCTGCATGATTTCGACCTTTCGAATTTGCCTCCACTATATCAATGTATTTTCTAATGCTCATTTGTCTACTTTTTCCAAATCATTTCGTTATCTTATTTAAGTGTCCTAGCCTGTCGAGCAAGGCGACGCTTTTCATTCTCCTGTTCGTTCCAAAGGTATTCTGAATAGTTCATGAATCCAGCACCCGGAAAGTGAAAATAAAGGCGATCTGATTTCAAGAGTGAGAGAAGACGCAGGTTGTCAAGTAGGGCTGGTTCAAAATCAATTGTAGGATGTCCGTCATCCATCTCGATCAACAACCGACCATCAACATATTCTGGATATTCCCAATAGTTTTTCTTTCCATCAGTTGGCCACAAATGCTCAGCAACATGACCATGTGTTGCCACCGACGTAGCACTCCAAAAATATAACTCACTTCCGATCACAAGTCCTTTGACCTGTTCGTCGGGAGATTGTTTTAGCAATGACAATAGCTGCTGGATAGATGGATTCTCGATCACTGTGATTGGGTGACCATCTGCGTCGATGCGGATCACCTTTTCTGACAGCAGAACCGATTCACACAAGATCATCCAGCGACGTAATTCATTACTCATGCCAATATTTATGTGGTTGCCTAACTACAGCAGTTTCTAAAAAGATCAATTATTGAGTTCAAAACGAACCATTTTGAATGATTGCAGTAAATATCCTTGAGGAATTTACAAAAGGCTATCTTCAAATTGTTGATTAAGAAAAAACTCGTTGAAGTACTGGATTTTAGTCAGTCACGTACAGAAACTTTGATTGAAGAAAGTCAAGAGGGTAAGAAAAACCTTTTTCTGAAAGGTGTTTTCGTTCAGGGTAACGTCAAAAACCACAACGAAAGAATCTACCCGGTCAGCGAAATCCGCAAGGCAGTAAAATCGATCAACGACAAACTCTCAAGCAGATATTCTGTGTGGGGTGAGTTGGATCATCCTGAAGAGCTAACGATTAATCTCGATCGCGTCAGCCACATGATTACTGAAATGTGGATGGATGGAAATGACGGGATGGGAAAGCTTAAAATTCTCCCGACCCCGATGGGAAATATAGTTAGAACACTCATCGAGTGCGACGGCAAGCTTGGCGTCTCATCGAGAGGTGTTGGTAACGTTAGTGAAAGCGGCGAAGTTTCTGACTTCGAGATTGTAACCATTGACGTGGTTGCAAATTCTAGTGCTCCAAACGCTTACCCAAAGCCAGTATACGAATCCCTCAATTCAAGACGCGGCCGAATCATCAATGATTTGGCACAAGCCGTCTCTCATGATCCGAAGGCTCAAAAGTTTCTTCAGAAAGAACTTTTGAACTGGATCAATAAACTCTAATACCATAGGAGACTGATTCCGATGGATAACTCCATTTCAAAGCTTCTTGGCGATGACACCCTCCCAGTGGAGATGATCAATGCCCTTCAGGAAGCATTCGATAAGAAAGTGGCAGAAGCTCGTAAACAGGCAGAAGTGACTGTTCGCGAGGAAATGGCTGCTCGTTACGAACACGACAAGGAAAACCTTGTCGAAGCCATGGATCGTATGCTGTCCGATGTTGTGCAAAAGCACGCTCAAGAACATGGCGCCGCTGTATCTAAGTTCAATGAAGCGCGTACTGCGTTTCGTAAGGCTGTCAAAGAGAATCGCAAGAAGTACAGCATTAAGCTCAGTGAAGATTCTGCACGTTCTCGCCAAGTGATGGTCGAGGCTCTGCGCAAGGAAGTTATCAAACTTCGTGAACAGAAAAAGGCACTCGTCAACGAGAAGCTTGCAACCGCTGACAAGCTTACAAAAATGAAGGAATCGCTGGCAAAACTATATGCCAAGCGTATCCGCAAGATCGATGAATTTGTCGTGCGTCAGGTAAGTGCTGAAATGAAGGATTTCAATCAGGATCACCGCGCATTGATTGAGACTCGTGTAAAGCTGGTTTCCGAGGGACGCAAGCGCCTGCGTGAAACACAAGCCCGCTTCGTCAAGGAAGCGGCAAGAAATGTCGAGAAGGTAATCAACGAAACGCTCAAGCGTGAGATGACACAACTTCACGAAGACCTTGAGCGTAATCGTCAGAACATGTTCGGCCGCCGCATCTTTGAGGCAGTCGCAGCAGAATATCTGACCAGCTACATGGCTGAAGGCACTGAAATTCGCAAGCTTCAAAAGACTTTGGAGAGTGTGAAGAAGGATGCGCTCGAAGCCAAGACAAAGCTGAATGAAGCGGTCAAGGAAGGTCAGATTGCCACTCGCAAGGCGCGTCTGGCTGAGGATCGTGCGGCTCGCAACAAGATTCTTACAGAAATGTTGAGCAATCTTCGTGGTGAGAAGCGCACTATCATGGAAGGTATGTTGGAGACGGTTAAGACCGATGCTCTACGTGCCACCTTCAATAAGCTTCTACCAGTAGTTTTGGATGAGACTTCTTCGACTCGTCGTGGATTGTCTTCTTCAACTGCAACGAAGCGCCCTCTGATGGAAGTTAACCAGAAGCGACCTGTTTCAAGTGTTCCGAGTGTTAATGGAAACGTTAATCCACAACGCAACACAAGTACGGTCGTAACAGGTGACAACCAGCGCGCGACCCGCCTGTTCGAAAGCGCACAGGCAGAAACAACCGATTTTAATGATGATATCGCGCAGGTAGTTCGCCTCGCGGGTATCCAGAAGTGATTCAAGGAGAACACTGATGAACAAGCTATTTGAGAGCCAGTGGAAGGCCACTAAAACGGCACTACTGGAAGGCCGCGACATTACGCACAACATGGACGGCTCCAAGTCAACCACCAAGCGCCAGATGATGGCAACGTTGCTAGAAAATACCCGTCGCGAAATGAAGCTGATGGAAACTGCGACTGCCGGTGCGACCAACGCAGCGAACGTCGCCGCATTGAACAAGGTCATTCTACCGGTTATTCGCCGTGTAATGCCTACCGTCATTGCAAACGAAATCATTGGCGTTCAGCCGATGACTGGTCCAGTCGCACAGATTCACACTCTGCGCGTACGTTATGCTGATACCATCCCGTCTACTGGTGGTGGTGTTGGTGCAGGTGCGGAAGCACTATCGCCGTTCAACATTGCCGCGTACTACTCGGGCAATCAGAACGTAACTAACCCTAAGGCGGCTGATACCGGCTTCCTCGAAGGCGTTGGCGGAAATCGCATCTCGATTCAGATTTTGAAGGAAGTTGTGCAGGCAAAGACTCGTAAGCTCAGCGCACGCTGGACTTTTGAAGCTTCGCAGGATGCACAGGCTCAGCAGGGTCTTGACATCGAGGCTGAGATTATGGCCGCCCTTGCACAGGAAATCACCGCTGAAATCGATCAGGAAATCTTGAC